CAGGGGCGGCTAGCTCAGCTGGTTAGAGCACTTGCTTGACATGCCGAACCCCGAATGCGGCGCAGATGACGCTCACGACAGCGCCTCCGCCGATGCGGCGGGGGCGCCGTTATGTCCTGTCAGTTATCGGGTGCGTTGAGCGTGACCAACGCGACTGGCGGGCGGTGGAGGTCAGGGGGCGCCCCCCGGCTCGCGCCGGACATCGGTTCTCGTGACCACGACGCCGAGCGCGGTCCCGAGCAGGTACGCCTCCACTTGGTCCCATGCGAGCGTCAGTCGTTCCTCTGCCTCGGCCTCGCTCGTCCTCAGCAAGAGATAACGCACGCCGGCATCGCGGCATCGTGTTGCCATCCCTCGGTCGTGCGTGACGACGCACAGGTTCGCTGCCCTGGCGTAGACGACTATCTCGCTGTCGAGGGCGGCTTGGTTGAGCACCGCTCGAACCAGGGTGACGCTCTGGCCCTTCCGCACCAGGAGACGGCGCACGCCGTCTGGCGTCATGTTGTCGAGCATGAAGTCCACGACGCTTGGCGGTCAGCTGACCTTTGAGTTGTTCTCGAGCCGCCGGGCGGCGACAAGGTCCTTCCCGCGCAGGTCCGGGTACTCGTCGAGGATGCGTTGGTCGCTCCACCCGGCGGCACTGAGCCGCCGAATCGTCGCCACCGGGATGCGAGTGCCGAGCACCACCGGCTTGCTGCTCAGGATGCCGCGCTGCTTGCCCACCATCCCGACGTTCTGTCGGCGCCGCATCCGCTCGATGGCGGCGTCGAGGTCGGTGCGGATCTCCTTTAGCGGTACGTCGATGTAGAGCGGAATCTGGCCGGGTCGGGTCGCGGACTCCGGCAGGCCACCGGGCCCGAGATAGACGACCTCGCCGTCCTCCCTGAGCATGAACCGCACGACCGCGAATGTCGCGTCCACGTCCAGGTAGTCCTTCAGCCGGCGCAATGCCTGAAGCGGGAGCCGGCTACGCAGTCGGGCGGCGACCCGGAGCTGGACGATGTCCTGGAATGAGTAGAGGCGAGGGCTACCGCGGCCTTGGCGCGCCGCCACAGATGGTCGTATGAAGTTGGTCTCGTCCCAGTACTGAAGCCGGCGAGCTGTCAGTCCCGTGAGACGGCGAGCCTCGTCCGTCGTGAAGGCTGCTGCCAGTTCGCCCACGCGCGTTCCCCTCCTTGATCGGCGTGATGACCATGGTAGAACGCCGATGTTCTATCTGCCTAGCCCATCAGGAACGGATGCGGGGAAACGGGCGGGCTCAGCTTACGATGCGGGTAAGGTGGTGCGGCGCCCACGGGGAAACGGTGGTCAGGTTGACCGGCCTTTCCCGGGCGACCCTCGGTCGATCTGACCAGGGGGTCCGGCACGCGTTGACACGCGCCCCCGGGCCGGCGCAGGATGCGCGGTGCCGGTGGTAGACGGCGAGCCAACCGAATATCCTGACCGATGCCCATCGGCGCGCCGCTACCACGGCCGTCGGTGGGCTCCGTCGTTCATGGAGGTGGTAGACACCATGGACCAGCCACGGGCCCGCGAGGGCCGCCAGGGACCGCGGGAGGCCGGCCGGCCGCCCATCCCCGTCGAGGTGCTCCGGGACCGCTGGGAGGGCCTCCGGGTCCACGTCAACCGCTTCGACGACGGCGAGTCGGACACGATGTCCGAGCTGTGGGCCGACGCGTTCTCCGCGCTCTGCGCCCTCTACGAGGGCGTCGCGCGGCAGGCGGCCCACGACACCCACGTCGACGGCAGGCAGAGCGACGCGGGCGGCGCCATCGCGGCCGAGTGCCTCGACCTCGTCGGCGAGCACATCATCCGGCGCGTCCACGAGGGGGGGCTCGCCCGATGACGCCCGGGCCGGACGTCGCGGGCAGGGTGCGCGACCTGTGGGAGGGCGTGCTCGACCACAGGCCGGGGCTCAACAGCAGGCCGCGCGACGCCATCGAGGGCGCCGTCACCGCGTCGACGGGGGAGCTGCTCGACCGCCTGTTCGTGCGGTGGGGGTGCGAGAGCGACGACTGCCCCGCCACGCCCGCCTGGGACCGCGAGCTGTCGGGCGTGTTCGGGCGCATCGCGCGCGAGGCCGAGGCGGCCATGCGGTCGGCGTTCATGGGCGTGGCTGTCCGCGAGCTCGAGGCATTCGCCGAGGCGCACCCCGAGGCCGCCTGGCGGCCGCCCGGGGGCTGACCCCCCGCGGACCCCCTGACGGAGACCCCCCGCGGACCTCGCGGGGGTTCCCCCTTCGCGAGGGCGGCGCTGCCAGACCTTGGCAGGCAGGAGGCGGGGCACCCTCGGTCAATCTGACCAAGGTTCGGGGCGGGTCAGGCGGGCAGCCTGCGCAGGAACCGGGCGCGGGCCGCGTCCACGGACTCCCAGTCATGGGCTGCGTCCTAGGACAGTGGTCACCGCAGGGAGGTCCGCGCATTGTTCGACCGGCCGTGGCTGTTCGGCGAGCCAGCGTGCGTCATCGAGTCGCTCGACGGGGAGTGTGGGCTCGACCCTCAACAGCTTCGGCGCGTGGCTCGTCGCCGTGGTCGCCGTGGTGGTCATCTCCGCGGCCCTGGCGGTGTACCGCCGCTGGAGGCGCCGCCGGCGGTAGTCGCGCGTCCACAGGTCGCCCGGGGCCGGCAACCGCAGCAGCAGTCCCATGTCGCGGCAGGCTAGGAGCGGGCCTTACGCCGCCCTTGCGCGGGTGTGGACGGGCGGTGGGCGAACCGCCGGCAAGCCACGGTGCCAACCCCCTTATCGTCCCGACTGCCGGACCATGAGCGCGGCGAGGAGCGCGAGCACGGCCCCCGCGAGCATCATCCACAGGCCGGCCCCGACCTGCACCTGGACGGCCGTGCCGAAGATGTCGGCCTCGCGGCCCCGGAGCTGCACGACCTTGGCCGCGGCGACCACGCCCGCGATGACCGCCAGCGCGGCGAGGGCGCGCCACCCCTCGGGCTCCTTTGCCAGCCGCGCCCCCGCGAGGATGGTCAGCCCACCCAGCAGCGCCGATGCGACGGCCACCTCGGCGTCGGCGTCGAGGCCTGCGACCGAGACGATGCCGATGCTGGCCCATGGCAGGAACACCCCGAACAGGAGCATGGCGCCCCCGACCACGGCGAGCGCCGCGGGCGCGAGGCTGGACGACTCGGAGGTGGCCGGCGCCGTCCAGCCGCCCGGGCCGCGGTACTCGTACGTCACCCGGAGCGAGCCGTCGGAGGCGAAGTCGCGCGCGACCGGGAACCACCCGTGCGCGGCGGCGTCCGCCTGGTCCCGTCGGAGCCAGTCCTCCCGTCCTGGTTCGTAGACCCTTACGCGGGTGGGCTGCACCGGGTCTGGGCCACGGTCCGGGGCGGCCGGCCGGGCGTCCTGCATCAGGGCCATGCCGACGACGGCGAAGATGCCGAACACCGCCCCGAACACGAACGACTCGGCCGGCGTCTTGCCCTTGCGGGGGCCGATGAGCGCACAGATGGTCCCGAAGACGACGACCCACGCGATGATCGCGCCGAAGGCCATGCCCGGCCCCCCTCCCAAACGCTCGCCCCCGGCGCCAGTCTATCCGTCGCCGGCCGCCCCGGGCCGCCCCGGGCGCCTACCGGAGGGCGCGCGGACGGGGCCGTGCCGATGGCGCGAGGCCGTACTTGGCGCTCCATGGCCCCGGACCTCCGCGGCGAGGCGCGTCGTCGCACGCGACCAGGACTTGGTCGACGAGCGCCGCGGGCCCGGCGAGGCCCGGCATGTCCGCGTCGACCCACTCGGCGCTCGGGCCCGGCGCGGCCCAGATGCCATCCCACGAGCGCATCACCGTCGACGCGAACCGCGGGTCCGCAGGGTGCGGGCCCACCGCCTGGCGCATCTTCGCCACGTAAGCCTCGCCCCACCATCGCCAGCCCCCATGCCGCCCGCCCTCCCCCACGGGGCGGGCGGCCTTCGCGCGTCCCGGGGGGAGGTCAGTCGCGGTACCCGGTCAGGGTCAGGGTCCACGGGCACGAGGAGATGACCTTGAGGTGCGTCCGCCCGCTCGCGTCCACCCACGCGCTGCGCGCCTTGGCCTTGCGCCCGTCATAGAACAGGTCGAAGGCGTCGATGGGCTCCCCGTCGACGTAGACCCCGGTGATGCAGCCGTAGGAGCTGGTCGCCCTGACCGTGAACCTGCCGCGGATGGAATCGTTCGCGGGGATGGTCACGTACCGGTCATCCGACCCGCCGCCGCGATAGGTCCGGACCCACGGGGTCGGCGCGCAGCGGATGGCCACGCGGGCCACGTCCTCGGGATACACGAGCGAGTCGTCGCCGAGGAAGTCGACCGTGACCCGGCGCCCTGCCCGGACGCGCCCATCGTGGGACCCCTCGTAGGCGTCACCCCATCGGTCTCTGGCGACGACGCGCAGGCCACTGGCGCAACCCTTGTCCGCGATGGCCTGGAGGCGCGGGTAGGGCCCGCCCAGCCAGCGATAGCGGTACTGCCCGACGCGGTGCCAGTCCCGGGGCGCGGGCGTCGGGCGCGGCGTCGCCACGGGCGCCTCGGTGGGCAGCGGGCTCCCGTCGGGGGCGACCACGAACGGCTCGCGGCAGGGCATCAGTCCGATGATGCGGGCGAGCCCCTCGTCGAACAGGCGTATCAGCCCGGCGACGTCCGCGAAGTCCGGGGCCATGATGCGCAGGCAGACCGTCTGCGGGCGCGGCGCCGACGGGGAGGGCGACTGCGCCATCGCCCCCATCGGCACCAGTGCCAGCGCCGCCAGGATGGCGAGCGCCGCGAGCCGCCCCATCATGGCCTTGCGAGCGGGCGCTTGAACACCCAGACCCGGTCCGACCCCTCCGTCGCCGTCAGCGTGCCGGCCACCAGCTCCCAGCCCCACTCGCCGAGCATCCCCAGGACCATGACCGCATGGGTGTGGCGCATGTTCAGGTGCAGGTACCGCGGGTTGCAATCGCGCTCGTGGAGGCCCCTGTCGAGGATCGCCTTGGCCCGGCCGACGAGCTGCGGGCCTTGGTCATGCGTGAACCGCACGCCGTCCTCGCCGGTATGGACGTCGTAGAACATCGCGTACTCCCAGGCGGGCACGGCCCGATGGTACCGCCCAGGGCCAGACCGCCTGCGGGCCGTCCTGCCTCGCGACCGCGACGGACAGCGGGATCCGCATCAGCTCCTTCCCGTCCAGATGCTGCGCGAACCAGCAGGTCCGCTCCTGCGTCAGGGCCATGTCGAACCTGCCGTCGGTGGGTGGGCCGACCGACTCCGGGCCGGTCTCCACGCCGCCGTCCGGGGCCTCGATGGTGACCCATCCCTTGTGTGCTCCCGTGCCGCCCGGAAGAGCGAGGAGATGGTGAAGCTCACCATGGCCGGCAGCCCCGCCGCGTTGACCGTGTCGAAGGTCTGGGACAGGGACACCGGCCCGGAAGGGTCGACCAGGACGGCCTGGCACATGACCATCCACTGGAGCCGCGGCGCTATGGCCCGCGGTCGCCTATCGAGGTCGCACCCGGGCCGAGGGGCCCGGTCACCGCCCGCCCCGGCGCCACCGGGCCTCGATGTCGCGGGCCCGGACGACGTCCTCGGGCCCGCGGGCGTGGCGGGAGAAGAAGGCCGCGAGGCGCGAGCGGTAGCGGAGCGGGAAGGGCCCGAGCGCGTACTCCCGCTCGGGCGCGTCGGGCCAGTCCACGCGGGCCTCGAGGGCGCGGCGGGAGCGGACGCGGGGCACGGTGGTCACCTCCATCGGGTCGGCGGGCGGGGCGTGGTCGGCTGCTCCAGGTCGAGGCCCAGTTCGCGGAGCAGGCGGGCGGCGGCGATGCGGGAGTCCCGCTCGAGGGCGGTCGCGGGGTTGAGCCGCTCGCCGTAGCGGCCCGGGACGGTGATGCCGCCGGCCTCGACGGCGGCGCGGGCCTGCTCGGCGCGGTCCAGCGCCTCGCACGCGAGCCGGAGCAGCTCGAGGTGGTGGGCCTCCAGCTCGAACTCGCCCAGGACCGCGCGCCAGAACGCGGCGGACGCCTTGGACAGGTGCGCGGGGGGCGGCGGCGTGCGCCGCTGGGCCGCGGTCACCGGCCGGCCCCCGCCCGCTCGGACGGACGCCGCGGCGGCGTCCCTCCGGCTGCGTCCGGGTATCGGGCCTCGGGGGGCGCGAACTTCAGATGTCCCCCGGGGGGGTCGTGCCTCCCGGGCGCCGCGGGCCGGGGGGTCGCCCGGCGCGCGTGGCGGTCGTGGGGTGCCATGGCGTCCCGTGCCCCGGCCGCTAGCAGCCCGGGTACGGGTCCTCCATGACCCCGACCGCGACGAGGTCCCGGCCGAGCCTGGCCAGCCACTGCGCGCCGGCCAGGCGCCACATGTGCTGGTCGGGCAGCGACAGCTCCTCGCTGTAGAGGCCGGCCTCGGGGACGTGGCCGAGCTGCTCCCGGACGGCGACCTCGTGGAGCCAGAAGATGGAGTCCGAGCGCAGCCCCGCCTGGACCAGCAGGTCCCACATCTCGATGGCGGTCGCGCGGGCCTCGGCCCGCACCCGCTCGCGCAGGGCGGCCTTGGCCTCGGCCTCCGCCGCGGCGAGCCGCTCGTCGAGGCGGGCGAGCGCCCCCTCGTAGCGCTGGTCGTCGACGTGCGCGTCCCGGGCGGCCTGCTCGGCGGCGGCCACGGCGCGGCGCGACGCCTGCACCTGCTTGTCGGTGATGGCGCCCAGGAGGAACGAGACCTCGGCCTCGGCGGCGCGCTCCCGCTCGGCGTCGAAGGCGGCCTCGGCCGCGACGCGGGCGCGGTCGGCCTCCTCGGCCCTGCGCACGATGTCCGCGCGCTGCGCGGCGAGCGTCGCGTAGGCGGGGTCGTCGGACCAGCGGACGTCGAGGTCCGGGAACGGGGTCGCGGGGGTGGTGGCGGCGGCTCGGCCCATGGCGGTGCTCCTCAGGTGACGGACGCGGACGTGGCGGGGTAGGCGGCCCAGCCGGTGACGGGGCTGACCTCGAGGAGGTCGACGTGGACGAGCCGGCGGCGGGTGCCGTCGGGCTGCCACTGGTCGCCGCCGCGGGGGACGGTGAACCCGAAGCTCATCGTGTGGACGTCCCCGCGGCGCAGGGCCTCGGCCACGGGCCTCCCCCACTCGGAGTCGGGCAGGTCGGCCTCGACGCGGAGCCCGACGTGGTCCTCGCGGAGCCGGAGGGTGCCGGCCCGCCGGGACGCGAGCACCACGCCCTGGTCGTGGTTGAGGAACATCCGCACGTCGCGGCGCGGCGCCGCGAGCGACCGGGCGAAGGCGCCCGGCGCGATGGTCTCGACGAAGGGCATCGGCTCCGACGGGGAGTCGAACACCGCGGCGTACCCGACGAGCGTCAGCCCGCCCCGGGCCCCGCGCACGGCGGCGACGCGGGCGGCCGCGGGCGGGGTCGTGCGCAGCTCCATCACGCGGGCCCCCGCCGGCGGAGGGCGGCGGCCCGCTCCATGGCCGCGGCCGCCCGCGCCAGCAGCAGCCGGCGCCGGTCGGGGTCGGGGGTCCGGCGCGACGCCCGCAGCATCTCGTAGGCGCAGTTCGCGAGGGCCTCGCCCAGGGGCACCGCGACCCTGCCCGCGGCGCACGCCCTGCGCAGCTCCTCCTCGCCCGCGAGGCTCATGCCGCGCCCCCCGGCGCCGGCGGGGCGTCGGGCCGGTGGACGTACCGGCGGCGGCGCGGCCCGGCGGGGTCCCAGAAGGCGGTGGCGCCATCGAGCGGGACGAGCGTGCGGCAGGCCGCGCGCACGACGGCCCCGGCGGTCACGCGGCCCCCCCGCGGCCCCCGCGCGGCGCCCGCCCGGCCTCGGCGGCGCCCGCCTCGAGGGCGCGCTCGATGAGCCGGCCGGCGAGGCTGGGGACGGACGTGTGCGCGTACCGCGCCCGGTCGGCGAGGAGGTCCGCGGTGCGGCGGGGGAGGAGGACCCTGGTGACCTGCATGCCCAGAGGGTCCCACCGGTCCGAGGGGGCCATGGCACCTATGGCAGAAACCGCGCCCGCGGCGGGGAACCGGGCGCGGTACGCGGCGAACGTCGCCCCCGACGCACCCCGGGCGACCGTCGCGTCCACCGTCCGGCGCGAGACGCCCAGCCTGCCCGCGACGAGGGCGCTCGTGGGCTCGGCGCCGTCCTCGAGGAGGGCGCCGATGGCCCGCGCGACGTCCGGCAGCCCGAGGCTGCGCGGCCGGGCCATCAGGGCGCCCCCCGGACGAGCCAGGCCAGGGCCGCGAGCGCGAGCAGGGCGAGGGCGGCCTCGAGGTCGGCGCGGCTCATGGGAGCGCCTCCTCGGCGATGGCCTCGTGGTGGGCGCAGCGGCAGCCGCGGCGGCGGCAGGCCAGCAGCAGCAGGCCGAGCCACCGGTCGCGGTCGGCGCCCGCCGGCAGCTCGCGACTGACGGGCGGGTGGCACTGGCATCGGAGGGTCAGCGTGGTCATGCCGACGCCTCCTCGGCCTCCGCGGTCGCGCCGTGGTCGTCGAGCCAGTCGCCGAGGAACAGCACCTCCGCGACGTCGCGCAGGTCCCCGGCGTCGGGTGGCACCGACGTTGACGCGGTCGGCTGACTCGGGGGGCCCCAGAGGGCCCCGTCAGCGACCGGCGTGTCGGTGGGCGGTGCTTTCCCCCCATAGGGGGGGAGTCCGGCAGAAAGCATTTCGGCGCCCCCGTCCGCGTCCCGCCGGGCGTACCGGAACGGGTCGCCCTTGCGTCCGGCGCCGGTCTTCGCGAGGGTCCCGGCGGCGTCCATCTCGGCCAGCACGGCCTGCGCGGTGGTCCGCCGGAGGCCGGTCGCCGCGAGCAGCTCGGCCATCGTCATGCCCTCCGCGCCGAGCGCCTCGGCGATGGCGTCCCGGGCCTCCTGGAGGGCCACGGCCTCGGCGGTGCCGAGCGCCACGTAGCCCGCCTCGGTCAGCTCGATGACGAGCAGCTCCGGCGTCTCGTCGAACCGCGACAGGGCTGACAGGTGGCGGATGCCCTTGCGAGCCTCGCCGTCCGCCCGGCGCAGCTGGATGATGACGTCGACGGCGCCCGCGAACGCGGACGAGCCGCGGCCCGACTCGCCCACCTCGCCCCCGCCCTTGCGGTCGTGGCGCGACACGATGACCGCGAGCCCCGAGGCGGCGGCCGCCTGCACGGGGCGCATCGCCGCGAGCGCGGCGCCCGAGTCGTTCTCCATGTCGCCCGCGAGCCCCGCGAACTGGGGCAGCGTGTCGATGACGAGCAGCCCGGCGCCGGCCTCGCGGCAGAGGCCCGCGGCCTGCTCGACGACCTCGGGCCAGGGCACGTCGCGCGCGTCGTGCCAGAGCACGACGTGCAGGTCGTCCCGCTCGGTCAGGCCCGCCCGGCCGAGCAGCACCCGGGCCGTGCCGGCCGACTGCTCGGTGAGCAGCACGACGGGCGTCCGCCGGGTCGGGGTGCCGAGGAACGGCGAGCCGTCGAGCACGGCCGCGATGAGGTGCGCCAGCAGGGTGGACTTGCCCGCGGCCTTGGGCCGCCCGTCGAGCTCGGTGATGGCGCCCGCCGCGACGTAGGGCAGCCACTCCCACTCGACGTCCTCGGGCGTCTCGGCGGCCAGCTCTCTCGCCGTCCGGTGCGTCAGTTTCCTTCTGCCGGACCCGACGTCCGGTGCGGCAGAAACCTTCGGGGAGTCCACCAGGACGATGCCCGGCGGCGGCTCGATGCGCGCCTCGGCGCGGTAGTCGGCCCAGCGCTTGTCGCGACAGCGGTCGTGCATCCCGTGGTAGACGGCAGTGCCGCTCGCAAGCTCCCCGGGCCCGCAGCTGTACGGGTCCTCGTCGGGGTGCCACGGGCAGTCCCGGAGGTTGTACCAGGGCACCCCGTTGCGGACGGTCTCGCGGTAGTCCACCCCGTTGTGGTCGAGCCAGCGCCGGACCCACCCGTGGTCCTGACCGGCGCCCGCGGGCTCCCGGGCGGGCTCCGGCGGCACGAGCCGGGCGATGGCGTCGGCGGGTACGGGCGTCAGCGCCTCGGGCACGTGCACGAGGCTGGTACGGCGGTGCGGCCGGTCGGGCAGGTCGCGCCCCTTGACCTTCATCGTGCCCACGAGCGGCCCGATGCGGGCCGCGTTGCCGACGGTGCCGTCCACCTTCGCCGCGGGCGAGCCGAACATGGCCGCGAGGTATCGCAGGAACCCCTCCACGAGCCTGCGCGAGTCGTCGTCGTTCGGCAGCTCGGTCCGGTACAGCAGCCAGTAGCCGTTGCCCGAGTCGACCACGACGCCCCAGCCCCAGCCCTGCGCGTGCAGGTGGTCCGCGATGGCGCGGGCCGTCGCCAGGGCGGCCGCGCGCTCGTCGTCGGTGGCGCTGACACCCGACGGGCGGTCGGGGTCGACGTCCACGGCGAGCCAGCGGCGCGCGACGACGTCCGCGTCGGACGTGGTCGCCTGGGCCCGCGGGTCGATGCGGTCGCCTTGGGCGCGGGCCATGAGCGCCGGGTCGACGGGGTTGAGGGTCAGGTACAGGTTGGCGCGGCCGTCCCAGGGCGCGACGTCGGCCGCGAGCCGGGCCGGGTCGTCGTAGTAGCCCGACAGCGTGTTGCGGCCGTCGTGCTTCGGCGCCCGGACCTCGCGGACGTCGCCGGGCTCCCACAGCAGCTCGAGGAAGCGCTCGAGGTCGCCCGCCGGGTCGCATGCGCTCACGACGCCACCTCCCACGCGATGAGCGCGGGGGCGTGGTCGATGACCTCCCACGGGACGTCCTCGCCCGCCTCGGCGTAGGCGAGCAGCAGGGCGTACACCTCGGCGCGGTGGTGGTCGCCCAGGGCGCGCGCCCGGATGACCAGCCGACGCAGGGCAGCCACCTTGTCGGTGGTGCCGCCGCGGGGCGCCGGGGCGGCGCGGCGCGCGCTCACGCCACGCTCCTGAGGCGCGGCCCGGCCGGCCACGTCGCGACGAGGTCCACGACCTCCTGGGCGAAGCGCCCCATCAGGGCGGGGTCGCCCCCGGGTGGCATGTCGCGCCCCGCGCGGGCCAGCTGGCCCTCCAGCAGCACCCGGAACGCCCCCATGCGCTCGGCCTCCGCGATGACCTGGCGGCCCGCGCGGAGCAGCTGCGTCGCGGTGACCAGGGGGAACCGGCCCAGGACGGCGGGGATGACGCCCGAGTCGTCGACGCCGGCCGCGTCGGCCCGGGCGTACTCGTCGTCGAAGGCGGCCATCAGGGCTCGGTCGGCGGACAGGCGGTCGGCCCGGGAGCGGCCCTCGACGTAGGCGACGACCTCGTCGAACGTCAGGCCCCCCAGCTCGTGCGCGGTCATGGCGCTCATCGGGACGCCGCCCGGACGCGCTCCAGGTGGGCCTCCAGCTCCCGCCGCGCCTCGGCCAGCGCCGCGCGGGCGCCGGCCTCGTCGCCGTTGGCCTTGGCGCCGCGGTGGCGCGCGACGGCGCGCAGCACGCGGCGATGGTCCGCGCGGTGGCTGCTACGATGGCCCGCAGCCGGGGTGATCGTGTCTGACACGGTGACGGTCTCCTTGGCGAGAGGCGCCGAGCGGAGTCGAGCCCGCCGGCGTCTCGCCCTGTCTGGGCCTAGGCGGCGGGCTTGTCCTTGGCCCAGCGGGCCTGCGCGAGGCGCGTCATCCGGGCGCGGAGCGCGTACTCCATGCGCCGGGCGCGCTCGGCCGCGGGCGCGTCGTCGGGGATGCCCGCGTCGGCGGCGAGCCGGGCCTCCCATGCGGCCCTGGCCGGGCCGGTGTTGGTCCGGCCGCGGGCGTGGACGGTCAGGGCGCCGAGGCGCCCCAGGCGGACCCGTTCGGGGTCCTTGTGCGGTGTGGTGTCCATGCCGCGAAGGTCGGTCGGGGGCGTCCGCGGCGGTAGTCTGGTCCTCTGCCGGAGGGCCGGACCGACTGTCAGACGGTCCGGGTTTCCTGAGCCAGCCACCTGCGGACGGTCCGCTCGTTGATGGGCGGTCGGTCGTGCCTGGGGTCTTCGGCGTCCCTCTCGCGCGTCATGGTCTGCGCGATGCGCCAGACGGGCTGCCCCTGCGCTCGCAGCTCGTGCGCGCGCGCGGCCCGCGTGCGACTCCGCGCCGTCTTGGCCGCCGGACCCCTCCGCTGTGCCTTCTTCAGCCGCTCCAGGTCGCCCGACTGCGACGCGAGGCGCCACGCGAGGCGCTCGACGGCCTGTGGGTCGCCGAGGAAGGACATGCCCCCAGGCGCGAGCTCCAGGACGCGGCACGGCAGCGGGCGCCCGTCCGGCCCGGACAGCGGGGGGCGCGGCAGCGTCTCCAGCGTGATGTCCGTGCCCGTGATGTCGATGATGAGGTATCGCGGGCCGGTCACAGCTTGTCCCCCAGCCCGAGCCTCCGGCTCGCGGCGATGGCGCGCTCGGTGGCGGTCGTGGACGCGTAGCGCCGGAGCATCGCCGGCGAGTCCCAGCCGCGCTTGTTCATCACGTCGGACTCGCCCATGCCAGCGGCCAGCTCGTGGTGCGTCGCCGCGTGGCGGAAGTCGTGCGCGTGGAGGTCGGGGATGCCCGCCCGCAGCCCGCGCTCGCGGATGACCTGCGCGATGCCCGAGTCGGTGAGCCGGCCCTTCTGGCCCAGCCACAGCCACGGGAGGTCCGCGTGGGGGTGCCGGCGCCGGACGCGCAGGTAGTCGTCGAGGGCCTCGAGCGTGCGGTCGCCGATGCCCATGAGCCGGTCCTTGCCGCCCTTGCCCAGCACGCGCACCGTGGCGCGCCGCGTGTCCACGTCCCGGTCGGCCGGGTCGGTCATGGAGTAGCGCAGGCCCGCCACCTCGGCGCGCCTCGCGCCCGTGTCGAACAGCATCCGCACGAGCGCGCCGTCGCGGCGGTCGGCGAACGAGGGGCCCGCGCAGGCGCCCAGGACGGCCCGCAGCTCGTCGAGCGACAGGACGCGCGGCATGAGCCTCGGCAGCCGGGGAGGGGAGAGGCGCGCCATCGGCGAGCGGAAGCCGTCCACGCGCCCGGCGTACCAGTTGAAGAACCGCTGCAGGCCGCGCCACCGGTTGTGCGCGGTCGCGGGCTTGCTGGTCTCGAGGATGGACGCCATCCAGTCCTCGACGTGGCGCGGCTCGATGGCGTCCACCGTGGTCGGCAGGCCGTGGCCCATGAGCCACACGCCGAACTGCCGGACGGCGCCGCCGTAGGCTAGGATGGTGTTGGGGCTCACGTTGTTGGCGCGCATGGCGCGGTTGAACGCGGCCAGCTCGTCGCCCAGGTCGCCGGGCGTCTCCAGCTCGTACTCGGTCATCGGACTGGCGCCACCACGCCCAGCTCGACCCTGAGGGCGTTCAGGTCATCCTGATACAGCTCCCCGCCGGCCTCTAGCAGACTCTGGGCGACCGCCTCGATGGTCGACCAGTGCGTTTCGATGAGCGCACGGGCGAGGGGGAGCACCCGCGGTACGGTGTCGGCGCCGGCCGCGTCGGCGACCTCGAGGACGTGCGCGCCGTAGCGGACGCCGCGTCGTTCGTCGACGCAGTCCGCCATCAGGTCGAGCGCCCAGTCGCGGTCGTCCTTGGGGTGGACGAGCGGGTCGAAGGGGGCCGGGCGCCATCCGCCAGGGGCGCCGGCGTCCCGGACTGTGAGCGCCCGCTGGGTCCGGCCCGTGTTGGGGTCGTCGCCTATCCAGCAGCTCGCGACCTCGCCGCCGGCGAGCCAGATGGCCACTACGTGCCCTGCCTCGTGGTAGGCGGTGTCGGTACGGCGCCGAAGCGTGCGACGCTGGGTGCGCGCCGTCTTGTCTGCTACCATGCGGTCCTCCGGGTGGGGCTCCATGCGAATGCTTATCCGCTGATAGCATGGACTCTCATCCGGCGTAGGTCAAGGGCTCAGGAACTTATCGGGTCTCCTGAGCACGAAACAGGGGCGGCTAGCTCAGCTGGTTAGAGCACTTGCTTGACATGC